GCCACGCGCGGAATTTTTCCTCGATCTGATTTCTTAATCAATGGCTAAAGGCGGTTATCGGCCGGGCGCAGGAAGACCCAAGGGGTCGAAGAACAAGCCTCGCTCTGTTCGTGCCAAGGGTACTGACGGTGCTGATTCGCCGTTGGCATACATGCTCGCCGTGATGGCCGACCGGTCCGTGGACGAGTCCCGCCGCGACCGGATGGCGATTGCCGCAGCGCCGTTCGTTCATCCGCGCGTTGGCGATGGACATGGCAAGAAGGACGCGGCCAAGGAATCGGCTAAGGCTGCGGGGAAGGGACGGTTTGCGGCGGCGGTGGCGCCACCTAAACTCATCGCGGCCAACGGAAAGGTAATCGGCGGCTGATGGAATGGACAACCGCGTGCCGCGACTGGGAGAGGCGCGTCGTGGCCGGGGAGTCTTTGATCCCGTGCGCGCCGCTCTTCCCAGAGCAGGCCGAGGCAGGGCTGAAGGTCTTCCGCGAGCTCCGCGTCGTGGACATCCCGGGCGCGCCGAAGGTCGGGGAAATAAGCCGGCCTTTCGCGCTCGATTTCGTCGCTTCTATTTTCGGGGCTTACGACCCGGACACGGGGCGACGGCTGATTCGGGAATGGTTCTTCCTCGTCGCGAAAAAGAACTGGAAGAGCGGGATCGCGGCGGGCGTGATGATGACCGCGCTCGTCCTGAACTGGCGGCAATCGGGCGAGTTCGGAATCCTGGCGCCGACGATCGAGGCCGCCAACAACGCATTCCGGCCGGCACGCGATATGGTCCGTGCGGACGAAGAACTGTCCGATTTGATGCACGTTCAGGAGCACATCCGGACGATCACGCATCGTACCTCCGGCGCAACGCTTCAGGTTGTGGCCGCGGATTCGGAAGCTGTCGCCGGCAAGAAGTGGACCGGCACTCTCGTCGATGAGCTCTGGCTGTTCGGCAAGAGGCCGAATGCGGACCGGATGCTGCTGGAGGCAACCGGCGGCATGGCTTCGCGCCCTGAAGGCTTCGTGATCTACCTGTCGACGCATTCAGACGAAGCGCCGGCCGGAGTTTTCAAGCAGAAACTCCAGTACGCGCGTGGGGTGCGTGACGGTCGGATCAACGACCCAGAGTTCATGCCGATCCTGTACGAATTCCCGCCGCGGATGCTCGCCGAAAAGGCGTACATGGAGCCGAAAAACTGGTATGTGACGAATCCGAATCTCGGGGCGAGCGTTGATGAGAGGTTCATCAGCCGGAAACTGAAAGAGGCCGAGGAGGGCGGGCAGGAGAACCTTCAGACCGTATTGGCGAAGCACCTCAACGTCGAGATCGGGCTCTCGCTCGCGTCAAACCGCTGGGCCGGCGCCGACTACTGGGAGCAGGCCGAGGTTCCGCGCTTCACGCTCGCGCAATTGATCGATTTCTGTGAGGTCATCACGGTCGGAATCGACGGCGGCGGTCTCGACGACCTGCTTGGCTTCAACGCGACCGGCCGCTGCAAGGAAACGCGCGAGTGGCTCACCTGGGGCCACGCCTGGGCGCACCCGTCGGTGCTCGAGCGCCGGAAATCCGAGGCGGCGCGCTTCCGCGACTTCGCCAACGATGGCGACCTGACGATCGTCGAAAGGATCGGCGACGACGTCGAAGAGTTGGCCGCGCTCGTCGCGCAGATTCACGCCGCGCAGCGTCTCGATAAGGTCGGCGTCGACCCGCACGGCCTCGGCGGGATCCTCGACGCGCTGGCCGCGGCCAAGGTGCCGGCGGACAAGATCGTCGGCATCTCGCAAGGTTGGAAGATGGTCGGGTCGATCAAGACCGCGGAACGCAGGCTCGCCGAGGGCGGGTTGAAGCACGGTCCGCAGGCGCTGATGACGTGGTGCGTCGGCAATGCCAAGGTCGAGCCGAAGGGCAACGCGGTCGCAATCACCAAGCAGGCCGCTGGCTTCGCGAAGATCGATCCATTGATGGCGATGTTCAATGCGGTCGAGCTGATGTCGCTGAATCCGGCCGCCGCCGAGAAGCAGTACGTGGTCGGCTTCGTATGACCGAACCTACGATCAGCCATCGCGGGCCGCCGAGTGCGGCCCCATTTTTTTGGGCGCCGGATGAGTAAGCGTCGCGCCGTCAAGGCCACTACGCACCAAATCGTCGTCATGCCGAAACCGGTTCCGTACTGCGTGCGCAAGGCGCTTGGCCTGCTCACGTTGCCGCGGATGGGGCTCAAGGAAGATGCAAATGCCTGATGCGGCGAACCTGATGCACAAGGCATTCATGCTTCTCGAGATCAAGGCGGTCAACGAGAGCGCGCGCACGTTCGAGGGTATCGCGAGCACGCCAACACCTGACTTGGGCGGCGACATCATGGATCCGTTCGGCGCCCAATTTACGCTTCCGATGCCGCTCATGTGGCAGCACGGCAAGGAGGACATGAAGGACCCAGTCGGATGGGTGACGCACGCCGTTCCGTCCCCAGACGGCATTCGGGTCAAGGGCAATTTCGCGCAATTGAGCGAACCGGCGAGCCTCAAGGATCAACTCGATCGCGCGTGGGCGCTCGTCAAGTCGAAACTCGTCCGCGGCCTTTCGATCGGCTGGCAGCCCATCAAAGGCGAGCCGGTAAAGGGCACAAATTTCATTCGCTGGGTGAAGTGGGGATGGCACGAGCTTAGCGCCGTCGCCATGCCGATGAATACCGAAGCAACCATCCAAAACGTCAAATCGTGCGCGGCGGCTGCGTCCAGCCAAAGCGTTCATCCCCGTCCCGGCGCCTCGGGCAAACCACCGAGGAGTACGACCATGCCTGGAATCACCGAACGGCTTTCCGAACTGGAAAGCAAGAGCGTCGAAGTCAAGACGCGCATGTCGGAATTGTCGACGCAATGCGACGGCGACGTCGCGAAGCTCGCCCCCGAGGAACTGCGCGAGTTCGACACGCTGAACGACGAGCGCGGACCGCTCGAGGAAAACATCAAGCGCTACCGCGGCATGATCGCGGCCGTCGGCAAGGCGGTTCCGGTCAGCGCCGAGTCGGGCAGCGATCCGACGACAGCTTCGCGCATTCGTCAGGGCGACTTCAAGATGAAGTCCAACCTGCCCAAGGGCACGTTGTTCGCCCGCACCGTCATCGCGAAGGCGCGCGGTCGCGGCAGTATTGCCGACTCGATCGCGTTTGCGAAGTCCGCGTGGCGGGACAGCCCGGAGGTGGCGCAATACCTGCAGATCAAGGCCAATCCGGACACCGGCGCCTCGGGCAACTGGGGCGAATTGCTGAACATCACGACCGTCATCGACTCGGAGTTCATCGAGCTCTTGCGGCCGGCGACGATTCTCGGGCGTCTTGCGGGGCTGCGTCCGGCGACCTTCAACACGAAGATGATTCGCGCGACTGGCGGCACGACGGTTCAGTGGACAGGCCGCGCGGCTCCGAAGCCGGTCGGCGAAATGGCCTTCGACTTCGTGACGATCGACATCGCGAAGTGTGCCGGCATCGTGGTCCTGACGGAAGAGCAGGTCATGATCTCGCACCCGAACGCGGACATGGTCGTGAGCAACGACCTGGTGCAGCAGGTCGCGCAGTTTCTCGACGTGCAGTTCACCGATCCGACCGTTTCCGCCGTCGCTGGAACCAACCCGGCGTCGGTGACCAATGGCGTCAACGACGTCGCATCGAGCGGGACCACGGCGAACGACCTGCGCCTCGATCTCAAGAAGGCGCTGTCCTTCTACGCGGCCGCGAACATGGGCGTTGCAGGGCTCACCATCATCACCACGTCGTACGTCGCAATGGGCATTTCGCTGCTGGTCAACGCACTCGGCCAGCCGGAATTCCCGACGGTGACGATGAATGGCGGATCGCTGATGGGCATGCCGATCATCGTGTCGGACAATGTGCCGGGGAGTTCCACCAGCAGCCTGCTGATCCTCATCAAGCCGAGCGAAGTGTTTCTGGCCGATGCGGGTGGCGTTGCGGTGGACGTTTCACGTGAAGCGACGCTCGACATGGCCGGCGGAAGCACGCCCGCGTTCAGCCTGTGGCAGAACAACTGCGTAGGCCTGCGGGCAGAGCGGTTCATCTCGTGGCAGAAACGGCGCCCGGCGGCCGTGCAATACATCTCCGGCGCAGCGTACGCGCCGGCGGCGTAATTCGTTGCAAATCGAGGCGGGCGGCTCGCAATGGGTCGCCCGCTTTTTAGCAAAACCGAAACCGAAGCCACCTGACATGACCGATCTATTGCGAGCGGACCGCGCGTTCCGCTATGCGAACAAAGAACTGAAACCCGGCGATACGTTCGTCGCCGCTTCCGCGAACGACGTGAGGACGCTGACCACGATCGGCCATGCCACGTTGATCGAGCGCAATTACGTCGCGCCGCAAGAGGTCGACGACGTCCCGGAAGTGGAGCAAGTCAGCGATTCGAGCGGAGAGGCTCCCTACACGGTGGAAGCCAAGCGCAAGCCCGGCCGGCCGCGCAAGGGCGCGTACTCGCGCCGCGATTTGCGCGCGGAGGACTGATGGATCGCAGACACGCTTTGAAACTGTTTGGCGCGGTAACGCTCGCGAGCTCGCAAAGTGTCCCATCGCTTGCGGGCGACCCTATGGGCCGGGGCGAATTGCAATACATCGGCGACGTGGACCGTTTAGTCTTGAAGCCAGGCGATCGCGTCGTGCTGAGTTGCGACGGAATGATCTCGCGGGATCAAGCCGAGCGATTGCGAAAGGAAATGGAGTCGGCGCTCGGCGGCCAGCACAAGGTCATCGTGCTCGGAAACGGTTTGAAGCTCGGCGCGCTCGGCAGCGCATGACCGAATTCCGCACCAAGCCGCACATTCGTCGGCACGCCGACGGGTCGGCGACGGTGGAGCATCGCGTCACGAACATGCAACAGGCCAAAGCCGTTTCTGCGATGGTTGCGGTGCCGAACTTCACGTCGTTCTTCGGCTTCATCACGGAATCGTTTGCAGGCGCGTGGCAACAAAACGCGCTGCTCGCGAATCCGCGCGATCTACTTGCATATCCGCCGATCTACGCGTGCGTTTCGCTGATCGCCGGCGACGTGGCAAAGCTCTTCCTACGCCTGACCGCGGAGACGGCCGACGGCATCTGGCTCGAGCGCGCCGTTGCGTCGAACACGCCGTATCTCATCCCGCTGCGCAAGCCGAACGGCTACCAGAACCGCTATCAGTTCATCCTCGCGTGGATGGTTTCGCGGCTCCTGTACGGCAACACCTACGTCCTGAAGGAGCGCGACAACCGCGGCATGGTCAGCGCCATGCACGTGCTCGATCCGCACCTGGTCATGCCGCTGGTCACGCCGGAGGGTCACGTCTTCTATCGCCTCACGCGCGACTGGCTGGCCGGGATCGACGAAGGCGGCATCGTCGTTCCGGCGTCGGAAATGATGCACGACCGGATCACGCCATTCTGGCATCCGCTGGTCGGCGTGGGGCCGCTGTACGCGGCGGCGATGGCGGGCACGCAGGGCATCAACATCCAGCAGAACTCGTCAAAGTTCTTCGCCAACATGAGCCGGCCGTCCGGGATCCTCATCGCGCCGGGCGCGATCAGCAAAGAGCAGATGACCGCGATCAAGGATGCGTGGGACGCGAACTACGGCTCGGGAAACATGGGGAAGACGGCGGTGCTCGGCGACGGCATGAAGTACGAGCCGATGGCAACCGCCGCCGCGGACGCCCAGCTCACCGAGCAGTTGAACTTGAGCGCGATCAGTGTGGCGATGGCCTTCCACGTCCCGCCGTACAAGCTCGGCCTGCAAAGCGACGTGAAGTTCCGCAACATGGAGCAGATGGACGTCGACTACTACAAGCAGTGCCTGCA